AAAAACGCCGGATGAAATGTCACATCCAGCGCTTTTCAATTATCTGTCATCCTCGCGTCTATAATAGACACATCCGAATACACCATTGATGAAGATGTATCCCGGTTCGGATTTGACAGCGATTGGTGGGGCTTGCGCTTTCAAATCCGAACTTTCTTCCACTTCTGGGAGGTCCGAAGAATTAATCAGATCGATGTATGAAACCTGCTTGCCTCCCTTGATATTGTAAAAGATAATCACGCGGTCATCGTACAGATATATGGTATTGATGAACACATCAATAATGCGCCTGCGAAAAGCCTCGTCCGTAGGATCACCGACGCACAAATTTTTCAACCATGCCCGCACTTCTGTTTCCGTAAGGCGGATTTCCTGGGCGATGCGCAACTTCGCAAGATCGGCTTCCATTTCTGCTTTCTGCGCTTCCAGGGTCTCCATACGATCATAAATCTTCTTATGTGCCACTTTGGGAGCATCCACGATAGCATCCACCAGCTTATCCAACTCACGATCAATCTGGGTGAGGGCTTTTTCAAGATCGTTTATATTTGTATCGGAAAACTCCTTGTCATATTCCTGGACAACCGCTTTTGCGACACGGGCAATACACCCGGGCGCGAGAACATAATTCATCGTCTGCTCAACGATATACCATTCAATAAAATCCTTCCGCTCGTTCTTTTTGTGACACCCACGACGCTTCTTTTTATTGTGGCAGGCGTAATAATGATATACTGTACCATTGTGCGAACGGCCACATTCACCAACCATCGGCGTGCCACAATAGCCGCAATATGCTTTCCCCTGCAGAAGATAGGACACCTTCGCCTTTTTTGCAGCAGGTGCACGGGCTACAGCCGCGAGCCTGACCTGAACACGATCAAAGAGTTCATCATCAATGATCCGCTCGGCAAGCCCCGGGACAACCTCGCCCTTATACTTGTATTGGCCTATGTAGCATGTGTTGGACAATACATGTCCCATACTGCCGTTGGTGAGCGCTTTACCGTACCGCGTGCGATAGCCGCGCCGGTTCAATTCCTCGATGATCTCCTTCTTGGGAACTCCCTGAGCATATTGTTCAAACATATAGCGGACACCTACGGCACTCTTTTCGTCCACCACAAGTTTCTTGTCTTGCAGCTTATATCCGTAAGGTATAGAGCCGCCGCAATAGTTTCCCTTTGCAATGCTCTCCCGCAATCCGCGCCTGACGTTCTGCGACAGATTGGCCGAGTAGTATTCAGCCATGGATTCCAGGAGCCCTTCCAGGATAATGCCTTCCGGCGAATCGGTGATGTTCTCTTTGACGGACACGACCTTGACGCCGTATTTCTTCAGCTTCGCCTTATAAATAGCGCTGTCGTAACGGTTTCGGGCGAACCTGTCCAGTTTCCAGACGATCACCATTTCAAACTGTTTCTTGGCGGCATCCTCGATCATGCGCTGGAAATCCGGGCGCTGATCCTTGGTCCCCGTCAAGGCCCTATCGATGTATTCCCCTACCACAGTGACGCCCTGCTGTCGCGCCCAGGCGTGGTTATCGTGCAACTGACCTTCAATGGATTGCTCAGTCTGCCCATGCGAGGAATAGCGCGCATAAATTACTGCGTTCACGGCAATTTCTCCTTGCAAATCATCCGCAGCCATGCTATAATAGCATTGCGATTGGACAAGTGGTGTTGGCCTTTCGTCCCCGTCCCGGGCAACCGGGGCGGGTTTTCTTTCCTCTTACATTTTTCCGTAAAGAATGCCATAGCGATCTGAACCAGAACATATCATTAGCGATGCTATAATACTGGTCTTTCTCTGCATAACCAGCCTTCGGTATGTTCGGCACTCCCTACACAATACGCATTTGATCTGTGCAAGTTTTATTCGTGTGCACGTGCTATAAGATAATAATACTCGAAATTACTGCCTTTCCGCTGTCCTGCATAGTAGGCGACATAATAATCATAATTCCCGGAATATATTTTCACTTCTTTTCCTGTTTCAACTGTTTCCCCCATTATATCAACAAGTTTATCAGACCATTCATCTGCAAGTATTCTCAATGATTCCTCAATAGCGCTTTCAGCTCCACCAGACAGCTTAGAGTTGATTTGGAACTTCAAATCATCCATTTCGTTATACTCAAGCGCAGATAGCGCCATCATGCAACTCATGGCGTTTCTCTCATTGTCTGCATCGGAAGCATCCAGATCAATAAAAGTCATGGTAATACCGCTTACGGTATAATCGGTGGTGTTTACCTCCATTGAGCCTGCGGCACTGTTAAGTAGAATTGTGGTATTATCCAAATTATGAGGCATAGAGTTGGGTTCTAATATGTGAATATCATAATTGAGTTCTGTATCGTGCTGCAGCTTCATGAATCTGTACATATGCAACTCGCAGAACTCAATTACGCCTCGCCTATGCGTAGCTTCTGCAATAGCAGACGAACAAACAACAAACAGGGTTAAGGAAAGAAACAATGCAAATACTTTCTTCATTTTCATATCTCCCTGACCTTTGCGCCTTTTACCATACGTTCGCTCATGAACCGATGCTACTACTATTCGGGCATTCTATGCTTCTTTGCCCAAGGCAGGTGTGCTATTTTTTATATAACGGCCTGATGCCAACAGATCGTCAGCATATTCGATCACTTTCTCCTGCCCTTCTTGATTCAACTGGCGGAATGAATCCAATATATGTCTTTCTTGTGAAGCCTCCACTGTTTCACAAGAACCCGTCATTTCATCCTGAAACAGGAAGTTTGCATCACATTTGAGAACGTCAAAAACTCTATAAAGGACGTCAGCCTTTGGGGAACTGACGCCATTTTCATAGTTACCGATTGCAGAACCTGTAATACCTAATAACCGCCCCAATTCGCCCTGTTTCAATCCCAGAGCCTCACGCCGTTCTCGTAGCCGACTTCCAAAACTCATAGCACCATCCCTTTCAATTAAATTATACCAGCCAATATTGAAAAGTCAATAAAAATGTCACAAGTTTCTTGTAATTCGTTATTGACATGCCAAGATTCCTGTTTTATAATGCAATCATCACCAAGTTTCTTGTAGTTTGGAGGTGACGATATGACTGGAAGTGTCGCCGCAGGAATTGAAAAGATAATCCAGGAAAAGGGTTTTGTCCAAGGAAGCATCGCAGCGAAGTCGGGTTTTTCCAACCAACAGTTTTGCGACATGCTTAAAGGCCGGAAGATCATTCGTGCTGATTATCTCGTCCCTATCGCAAAGGCTATGGGGGTTTCTGTGCAGGATATCTTCGATGCTGGAAAGGGTTACCATCCTAAGGAGGCGGTGTAGGCATGGCTGAAAAGTACATTCAGATCGGCGTGACAGCCCTGCGCGATCCAGCAACCGGGGATTTCCTGCCCGCCGTGCCGCTGTACATCAAGGCCGAGGGCAACGCCGAGGAAGCCGAGGAGAAGCTGATCCAGGATGTTGGAAGGCTTTTTGCCCATCGCATGAAAAAGTACATCGACGATTGCAAGAAGGCAGGGCTGAAAGTATGAGCATCATCGCGGTGGACTTCGACGGATGCCTGTGCGCGAACGCATGGCCGGAGATCGGCGTTCCCAACCTGCATATGCTGGATGTGCTCAAGCATCGCCGTGAAGAAGGCGACAAGGTGATCCTTTGGACCTGCCGGTCCGGCGATCTCCTGGAGGCAGCCGTAGACTGGTGTCACGGATTCGGCCTTGAGTTCGACGCCATCAACGCCAACCTTCCCGAGAATATCGAAAAATATGGCAACGATTGCCGGAAGGTATGGGCGGACGAGTATTGGGACGACAAGGCTGTGCAGGTAATCATGTTTGGTGAGCGCATTTGCATCATCAACGGCCTGTTCCAGCACGCCTTTATCCCATTTCCAAAGGACAGACTGATCGACCGGCTGAAAAGGCGGTGGAACAAATGGCGTTCTACATGACCGAGGACGAATACGCGGCCTACCTCAAAAAGCACAATCCAGGCATGAGCCAATCGGACATCGACCGCGCCATACATCCGACATCAAAGGGGCCACGTTGCCCGATCCACATTCCTGCCCCACCGATGCCTGATAGGCCGAAGCGCCAGAAGTACGGCAACCGCAAGGTTGAGATCGACGGCATGAAGTTTGACAGCCAGCACGAAGCGGACTACTACTTCGGCGTGCTCATACCGCGCGTCAAGGCCGGTGAACTGAAATGCGTATGCCGTCAAGTGCCATTTGATCTTCCGGGCGGGATAAAATACATCGCCGATTATGTCACCATTCGGCCAGACATGAGCATAGAGGCTGTAATCGACGCAAAAAGCGAGGCCACCCGCAAGGACAAGGTATACACCATCAAGCGAAAGCAGATGAAAACATGCTGGGGTATCGAGATACAGGAGGTTTGACATGCCAAAGACCATAACACTATCACAACAGGAATGGAAAGACCTCGCGGAAAGAATCGGGATAATGGGACAGATTTTCCAGCAAATCTTAACCGCGCGAAACCAGGACGGCATGGGTGCCCTGGATGCCCAGGATTGCGCCGCTGACATCATCTGCGCCATGGCAGCAATCAATTATGTCGCTTACAATGCCGCCGACAAGTGCATATTCGTGGGGGTGTAGCTGTGGCCGAAAAGAGATTCCATATCGCATCACCCGCCGAACTGGCCTCTTTGGCAGATTTTGCGAAGGATGGGAAGAAGACCATAGAACGCATGATCTCCGTTTGGACGGCTGCCCGCAGGCGCAAAGGCGACACACGATGGGATGATTCCATCTACGTCGGATTCTGCGGCACCAGAAAGAAGCGGGCAGAGGTCGTGCGGTTCTCCGCAGAGAGCGAAATCGTGCCGGTAGGCACATTGCAGTACAACAAAGCGCTCAACTGGTGCGAACAACATCTGCGGCAGGTATTTGATTGAAAATTCTGCCCGATGATAGGGCTGGCGGCCCGGAAAGACGGGCACTATGCGGATATAGCGTAAGGTAGCGCAAGGGCATGGCCTGGCCTGCTCGATGCACAGGTTCAATTCCTGTTATCCGCACCAATACACCGTGGACACCGGGAGGAAGGGTTGGCCCTGTCGATGTGAGGCGCAGTTCGATTCTGCAAGTGTGCGGGTTCGATTCCCAAACGCGCTGGTGCAATATCATCGACCGTCACGGGACAGATCGGTTGGGTTTTAGGAAGTCCTGAACGAAGCCCCACAAGCTGCATGGCGTTATTGCGGGTGTAGACGGATCACTCAAAAGGCAGTTACCAAACCGTATGACAGCCGGGAAAGACCGGCACTCTATGGGAATGTAGTTTAGTGGTTAAACGCCGTGGGCCTTGAACGCGCGATACAGAGGCCGAAGCAAGGGTGCTGGAAGATTGTGCCCCGTGTGAAGCAAAAACACGGAAAGCGTCGGTTCGATTCCGACCATTCCCACCAGGGGAACCACATTTGCCTGTTTTCACAACCCCGCAAACGATTCAAAACAGGATGGCAGCCGGGAACAGACCGGCACCCATGCGGGAGATCGGTATTGCCAGGGCCAGGATATGCCCTGGCAGCGGGTTCAAATCCCGCCTCCCGCGCAACAACGCCCGCGAAAGCGGGCATTTTCACCCAGGAGGAAACCGGACATGGACAGCATCGAGGAAATCAAAATCAATGCCCCTGGTCCGAAGGCTTGCCCGCTATGCGCCACGGTACATGCGCCAAGCCAGCCCCACGACAGGGACAGCTTATACTATCAAAACTGGTTCTTCAAGCGCCATAAGCGCTTCCCCACATGGATAGACGCGATGGCCCATTGCACCGAGAAGGTGAAGGCCGAGTACACGGTCTTACTTTCCAAGCGTGGCATCGTGATTGAGAAGGGGGACGACGATGGATAGAGGCTGGATTGACTTGTCTATAAGTCCAATCGCAGCCGGGGACGCGCCAATAATCGTCTGGCACGTGTATAGTGGCGTAATGGTGGAGCAACGCGACCGGGCAACCATGAACAGGTTCATAACCCATTGGCAGGAAATCGACGCCGGAGCCTGGATCGACGTTATGGAGCGCATGCCCACAAAGGACGACGCCGACGCATATGATTGTGTAATATCGCAGGACAAGTGGGGCAATATCGGCATGGCGGGCTGGCACAGGTTTGAACGTGAGCCATACCTGATTCGCTGGCAACACCCACCCGATCCGCCCTACAACTTCCGCGAATTACGGATAAAAGCATGGTAAGGAGGAAATCGAATTGAACGAACTGGCCAACACCGAAGCCCATCTTCCGTCCCGATTGGACGAACTGGCAATGCAGGCGCAAACGTTCGCACAGAACGCCTGCATGAATCTATTGCAATTAGGTCGTGTGCTCACCGAAGCCCGGCCCCTAATCCCCCACGGCAGCTTTGATGGATGGTGTAAAAGGCACGCGAAAATGAGCAGGCGCACAGCGGAGCAATACATGCAAGCCTATGCCGAATTTGGGCTTGACACCAAGATCGCCGAACTCGGAACGAGCAAGGTAATCAAGCTGCTGCCCATGACCGAGGATGAACGTGAAAAGCTACTGGCAGAGAACGATGTGGCCGCCATGTCCACTCGACAGCTTGACGCCGCCATCCGGGAGCAGCGGGAGAAGCTGCTGGCCGAAGCCCGCGCAGAAGCCCAAGCGGAGATCGACGCTGCCAATGCAGCCGTCCGTGCCGCCGAGCGTCGTGCCATAGAGGCCGAGAACAGGCCGCTGGAAGTACCCGAGGAACTGACCAACAAACTGCGAGAGAACAGCAAGACTATACTGGATCAACAGGCCGAGATCAAACGCTTGTCCGATATAGGGCGTGACGCCATTGCAGAAAGGCAGCGACTTGTCCAGGAGAACAGCAACCTGCGGCGGGACCTTCGGGAACGCGACGAGGACATGGAGGCCATACAGACCGATCTCCAGCATGCCCAGGATGAACTCTTGAACCTTCAAAGCGCTCAGGCTCGTGGAGATTCTGAACGTCTCCCTGCTGACGCACTCACACCCGAAGCGTTCTCCGCTGCCGTCAACACCTTCATGATGCAATGCTGTCGCCTGCCCCAGATGGGCAGAACGTTCAGCAACATGTCGCCCGAGGATAAGGAATCCTACGATCAATCCCTTCGCACTCTTGAAAAGTGGGCCGAGAGCGCCCGCTTGGCCCTGGACAGCGCTTCATACGAGGAGGCGATCATCATTGACTGATATTGTTAAGCGCGAGGATGTGACTCCTGCCCTCCCCCAGGAAACCGTACAGATCGTTTCCATGGTCGTAAGAGACATAATGACGCCGGTCATGGAGAACATCGGAAAGATGCTGGCAAACAACACGCAGGCGATGGAGCAGATCGCCGCTGCCCAGCAAATCACGAGCGAGCGCATCGCCTCCCTGGAAAAGCGGGTGCGCCTGCAAACGCCTTTGAGTAAATCCCAGGAAAACTGCATCAACGGAGCCATCCGTGCCAGGGCGCGGGAGCTTCTCGACCCTCGCGGTTTCTCGGATGACAAGAAAGCGGTGACGAAGCTATGCGGCATAATCCGCAAGAGCGTTCTCGCCCGCTATGGCGTAGGCAGTTTGCGGGAGGCCCCGGCCTATGATTACGAGACAGCTATGAAACAGGTGGGAATGTGGAACGACAGGCTTGCCATTCGAGACATTGAGAAGGAGGCGCGTTTGCGTGAGGAAGCGGCTCTTGCGCTGGCTGAACAACCTGCGGGTGTGGATGGTCCATCGACGGATGCGTGCCAACCTGATTAACCTTGTGAGCGCGGCGTGTTTGAATATGCGGAGGGATTAATACGATGGAAAAGATCAGACTGACGGCCAGTGAAAGGGAAAGCCTGATCCGGCTCAATGTTGCCTACGAGATCATGGAAACCGATGGACCGCACCTGGAGCGCAGGCTCTCCACCATCAGGGGGGGCAAGCGCGATTATGGGCTCATCAAATCGAAAATCAACCTGCTGATGGAGGGTTTCACCGATACGATCCCTGACGATCAGCTCAAGACCTACATAAACTCATTGAAGATGGCAAGCTATACCATCGGCATCAAGAAGCCCGGCGCTATGGCCCGGAATGAAAAAGACTATGGCATGTGGTTAAGCTACGATGTCATCAATGCCCTGCTGTCCGGCTGCCACGATCACTGTATGATGTGCCCCGGAGATAAGGCGGAGCGTCGGGCATGCAAGCTACGCAAGGCTCTGACGACGATCCCGAACGACGCACCTGAAAGAGACGACGGCGATTGTCCGTTTTATACACTGATGTAAGGAGGATTCCATAATGCTTGTTTCTGAATTGGCAAAGATGGTACACGAAAACGCTGTGGCACACGGCTGGTGGGATGAAGAACGAGAGGTCCCGGAAATTCTGGCATTGATCCATTCGGAGTGGAGCGAAGCACTGGAGGAAGCCAGAGCAGGCAGACCGTTGGTGTGGTATTCCTGCGGCGAAAGCCTTGGTCACAGACTCACCTGCGACCCGAAAGACCGAACAGAATGCCGGATGTATGGCATAGAAGAAGAATGCGAGTACAGAGGACACAAGCCGGAGGGCGTGGCCGTGGAGTTAATCGACGGGTGTATTCGCATACTGGACTACATGGGCAGGAATCAGGGAGATATGTCTGATTCAGATGGGAAACCTTCGAAAATCGAAGATTTCTATCACGGCGGAAACATCGCAAAGGTGCCGGATAAACTGCCGGAATTAATCGCATACCTTCACCTGTACACTTCCGCCTCCATGAACAGCAGGGCTTTTCATGACCTGATGATCCCTGATATGTTTGCCTTATGCGGCGCAATGGCCGCCGCATTATCCTGGGTTAAAAAACAGGGCCTTGATCCTCTGGCGGTCCTCCTGGAGAAGCACGAATACAACAAGACACGGCCCTACAAGCACGGCAAGAAATTCTGATCGAGCCAGGCCGACACTCTTTGAAAGGCGTACACCACTATGAGCCAAGTCAACTTTGTGGAGCAATTTAACCTTATCATGGAATACGCACGCGAAAACTGTCTGCATGGACGCGAGTGTATGCTTTGGCTGGACCTGTTCTACTTCGCCAACAGAGCGGCGACGTACAACGCAGAAGCGCAAACATACGAGTGGCCGGATGACTTTTTCACCGTTTCCAACAGTGAGTTAAATTCCTTCGGGCAATTCGATAAACGCGCCATCGAGACGCTGCGCAATAGCCTGAAACAACGTGGGCTTATCGACTTCATCAAGGGAGAAAAAAACAAGCGGAATCCCGCGTACATGTTTTTTTATCTCTCCCGTGTTGGTAACAAAATCGTACCCAACAATACCCCCAACAGTGTACCCAACGATGTACCTAACAATGCCCCCAACAGTGTACCCAACGATGTACCCAACAATACCCCCAACAGTGTACCCAACGATGTACCCATAAGCGGCGTAGTTAGGTACAAAAACGCGCCCAACACACCCCCCATTAACCTAAATAAAGATTATAAATATAAACCCTCTACAAGTGATTCAGCAGCCCTAAGGGAAAGCTATTGCCAGACCGCGCACGCGGGAGAGACCGGCGAAGCATTTGGGCTGGTAGACATGAGCGACGAGACCGGCGATGTTGACGGCCTGGTGCCTTTGCCGTGGAACGACGGGACGGTGAGCCGAGCATGACGATCCAGGACGCAAACAAGCTGCTTGCCATCGCCAAGGCCAATTACAGCTATGCCTTTAAGAGCATGACGAAGCAGGAGAAGATCATGCTGGTGCACAGCTGGGCCTTTGCCCTGCAGGACATCCCGGCTGACGTGGTGTTGATCGCGTTCATGCAGCTGCTGACGACAAGCAAGTGGCTGCCAACTGTGGCCGAAATCCGGGAACGGGTGGCAGGGCTGAATACCGAAGCCGCCTATTCGCTCGCCTCGCTGATGGACGGGCATGAACCGAAAAGGATCAAGGCGGCCAGGGATTACATCGCGCAAATGACCTGCGACATGCGCGGCGACGGTCCGCCCATGCTATCCCTGGACACGATCCTGGAAGGTCCGTACATGCCCACCCTGGGCAGCGGTACGATGGACTTGCAAACCATTGAGGGACAATATGCCGCTTTACCGGCAATGGAGGATGACGAATGAACAAGGTCACAATCATCGGGAATCTGACTGACGATCCAGAAAGCAGGACCGTAAATACCGCCAACGGGTCGCAGAATGTGTGCAACTTTACCGTTGCGACGAATCGCTATGTGCGTGGGCAGAAGCGGGCAACGTTCTTCCGTATTTCGTGCTGGGGAAAACAGGCGGAAAACGCCATGAAGTACCTGCTGAGAGGCCGCAAGGTGGCTGTGACCGGCCCTGTTGAGGCCAGCGCCTACATTGCCCAGGATGGTTCAGCACGGGCGCGGCTGGAAGTCCACGCGGAGGAGATCGAATATTTGAGCAGCCGCCAGGAGGGTGGCACACAGGCCCCGCCGCCTCCTGCAGGCCCCGATGATTTTACCGAAGTCGACGACGATGAACTGCCGTTCTGACTGGAGGGAACGCTATGGCAGAATTGTATGATCGCCGCCAGGTGACGGCGCGCCGCCCGCACAAATGCCATCTGTGCGGTGAGACCATCCCGCCGGGCGTGGTCTACATCCGCGAGAAGTGGCACGACGATGGATTCAATGAGGTCAAGCGTCACATCCATTGCGACGCCCTGCTGGACGAGTTTCTGAGCAGTGACAGCTTTGTCGGCGAGTATTACGATGATGACGTGTGGGAATGGATCAGGGAAAAGTGCCTGGAACTGTGCGGCGGGGATAAGCGCGAAGATTGCGAGTGCAATCCCTATTCCTGCGAGCGCATGATCGAGAGCATCCCGAACGTCAACAGCCGGAATGCCGCAATGGATTCCATTCGGGCTTGCAAGGATTAGAGAAGGAGGCCAACACCATGAGCGAAACAAGAAAATGCAGGGGCTTTGATTCTGTTTGTACCAACGACGAAGCAAGGGCATATTTCAAATGCAAAGGACTAACCTATGATGACATCAAAGAGGGAGATATTGCGGCGCTGTGCATCCTCTTGGGCCAGGAATACAAAAAGAGCAACGCGGTGGGCGAAACGTCTGTAAATACCGAATACCTCTCGAAGCGCGTAGATATCAAGCGCAAAAGTAACGGCAGTATCATTTGCTGCTTCCTCTACGTGAACAGTCATTACTTCACACAGCGCGAGTGCATCAGCTTCAATAGAGACGGCTTTATTGGCTTTGCAGGATGGGCCGATCCGGGCAATACAAACCCGATTCTACGTGCCTTTATAAAGTGGTGCGATATGCTTGCGGCAGGAAAAGAGGCGGACGCTGTATGACAAAGCAAGAAAACTCGAAAAAGGTCAGATGTCGAAAGTGCGGCGGCAAGCTCGTCTACGAAGAATTTTATCAGCGCGGACGAGTGTACAATGTCCTCCCGGATGGAACCATTGGAAAAAGGTTCAAATACATGGATTACTGCGGCGATGATGATGCAAGCATGGTCTATTGCAAATCCTGTGGCGACAGCAAGGTGTTTCGCGTGGTTGATAACTATGGTCGGGTTGTTGTAGAAGAAACCGATGCTGATACGGAGGAATGGGAATGAAATGTCCAAATTGCGGGGCAGAAATGGAAAGCGAGCTATACAGGAAACTGCGTCCTGGGCACTACGCGCCGCAAATATGCTATTTCTGCCCGAATGGAGACTTCGGAACGGATTATACATATCCAACAAGGGCAATCGCAGAGATAGAGAGCGCCTACAGGTGGAATGCGCAGAGGGAGGCGACACCATAGGCATGAAAGTAAGACGCGGAATTGATTGGACAAGCCTCCTGGGTGAAAACTGCTGGCAGTGGGATTCGGCGAAATCCTATGAGGATGGAGACGGGTACAGCTTCTATGAAGCCGTGATAGACGGCTTAGAGTATGCTGTTAGGTGCTGGGCGCGGGTATGCGACGGCCCTAAAGGCTACGAGGTCAGCGGCGATTATGGCGTTGCCTGGATCGAGTGCGATTTGTCTGAGTACACCACTCGTGAGTATTACGGATACAATGACGCGCAGGAAATCATGTATTCCATAGATCACGCCGAAACAAATCTGCTCAAATGCGGGATTCCGTTCGTTGATGGTTACAGATTCCATGGAAAGACGGCCTATAACAAAGCACGCCGGAATAAAACCATACGCAGGAAACTGGGGTTAAACGAGAGGGTGAAAGAGTAATGGGACGGAACACGAAGATTGATTGGGCGGATTCTACATGGAATCCCGTCACGGGTTGTCTGCATGGGTGCGAATACTGCTATGCCAGAGGGATTGCGAATCGATTTGGCCTTCCGTATGCGCCGAAGCTGGGCGATCCGGGCATGGAGGGCGCAAAGAAGTACGACAGCGTTGAGGGCATGGACACGATGCTGGAGCTTACGAAGCCCTATGAAAAGAACGGGCGGAAGCAGCCCTATCCGATGGCCTTTTTGCCAACCTTCCACCGCTACAAGCTGGACGAGCCGAAGCGGTGGACAAAGCCCCGGACGATTTTCGTATGCAGCATGGCGGATTTGTTCGGGGAATGGGTGCCGGACGAGTGGATCAAGGCTGTGTTTGATGCCTGTCTCGCGGCACCGCAGCATCGCTATTTGTTCTTGACGAAAAATCCCAAGAGATACCGGGAACTCGACGAGGCGGGGCTTCTGCCGAGGACAATAGATTGCTGGTGGGGCGCAAGTACACCACACAAGGCCGATAAATACAACATCGGTAATCATTCCTTCGTGAGCATCGAGCCGATTTTAGAGGACTTTACCGGGGCGACACAGATTCATGCGCATTGGGTAATCATTGGCGCAGAGACCGGCAATCGAAGGGACAAGGTTGTGCCGAAACGGGATTGGATTATGCCGTTTGTGGAACTGTGCGACCAGCAAGGAACGCCGGTATTCATGAAGGAGAGCCTGCGCGAGATTGTGGGAGACATCGACTTCCGACAGGAGCTTCCATGGTGACGCGATATGAGTACGAAGCCAACACCACAAGAATTGATCGCGGCCATCCATGCCAAATGTCTTGATTGCAGCGGAGGCAGCCGGAAGGAAGTGCACAACTGCAAGATCAAGGAATGTCCACTTTGGCTATACCGCCGAGGAGAACCGCGAGAGAAGCCGGGCCCATCAAAAGGCCAGATCAGCATATTCGACGTTGAAAAGAGGGCGGGAGCATGAAGGTAAGCGTGTGCAGGAAATGCCGGTATTTTCGAGAACGTCGATGGAGTGCGCGCTATGAACCCAGGGACTACCACCCCATAGGCATGACGCACGTTTACGGTTACTGTGCTTTTCGGATGCTGCGTTGCGCAGATGTCAAGGAGAAGGATTGCCTGCCCAATCAGACAACACTATTCGACAGGGAGGACGAGAATGGAAAAGTGCTGCGAAACGTGCCGCTATGATCTCGGTGGCGGTTACGATAACTGCAGGATCAACCTAGAATCAGAGTGTGCCGCTGGGTACTATGAGGCGTGGGAAATGAAGCAACAGCCTGACTGTGAAGATTATATGGATATGGTGCGCTTGCTCGCTCATACTCTTGCCTCTACTGGCATTATGTCTAAAGGAATCATAAGTATTGCACTATCAAGACCTGTAGAAGAGTTATTTGGCGAAAACAATAATTGAAAAGCGCGAACGCTCGCGCATTTGGAGGGATGTACCGTGAGGAACGACAATATTCGGATTCAGAGGGCCGAGGGCGTGGAAAAGGGGATCAAGCCGGTTGTGATCCGCAATCGGGACATCCCTTTGCTTGCCGACGTGTTATCCATCATGCAGGAGATATGCCACATCGAACAACAGCGCGACTGGCAGCATGATCGGATGCTGAACATCACACAGCATTTGACGGGAATGCCTGGCGGCGGCGGGACGCCAAAGGGCCTTGACGAAGCGTTTTCCCTGCTGTCTGAATTGGACGAAGAACACGAGCAGCGATGCAAGGATTATGTGCGCCAGCTTCGAGCCGCCCAAAGAATACTGAACGGGATCGAAAGCCGGAGCATGCGGACGTTTGTCATGATGAAGTACATCATGAACGTGCCTGATACGGACATACGCCAGGAATTAAACATGACGCGGACGGGATTCAGCCGGGCACGGCGCTGGATAGAGGACGCTGATTGCATGACAAGCGTGAAATGGGTCGAGCGGTTCATCATCCAGAAATGTTAAAAGTTATGGAACTGTAAAGAAAAGTGTTGAAATGACAAGCCGGTTATGCTAAAATGCTATTGTCGGTAGAACTGTAAGGAGCCGGACAGCGAGAGTTGTCCGGCTTTCAGTATTTTTGGCATGCTTGGGGGTGTAATAATGTCTCGTCTGATAGATATAGATATTGATGCCTCCGATCTCAAAAGCAAGATCACACGGCTTCAAGCCGTAATGAAGCCGGAGCAATTCGAGCGTGCCATGTACGGCATATTCCAAAGAACGGGCCGCCACGTATCAGCGATACTGCGCAAGGACCTGCCCCAGCAGTACGCCGTTAAGGCCGGTGACATCAGCGCCGCCGTGAAGAGCGCACAGCTTTCTATGGGCGGAGGCGGTGTCGGCTGCTCCATCCCAATTCGTGCTCCACGCGGAAAGATCGGCAGCCAATATACGGCCAGCGGCGGTGTATATGGATGGCAGAGCAAGGCCCGCAAATACAGGGTCAGGGCAAAGATATTAAAGGGCGGACAAAGCACCCTGCCCGCGAAGTGGCATTCCGGCTATCCACCATTCCGAAACCTGGGATCGAAGCTGGGCGGCCTGACATATGCCAGGAGCAGCGACGCACGTGGCCCGATCCTTAAACTGACCGGCATTGCCATCCCACAGATGCCTTTGAACCGGTCGGAGCCAGATGTTCAAAGGGACATCAAGGATTATCTGGAAAAGCAGATGGAAGAGCGCTTTATGGCCTTGTTGAGGATAGGCAGATGAGCGTAGAAATGACAAAAAAGGAACTTGCGAGTATCGCGGGTTATACCTATCGGCGGTTATACGACATTGACCGGGATCTTCCGCAGGAAAAGAAACTGTTTGTTGCTGGCGAGGGCGGTAAATACGACCTCGCCATTTTTGTGCAGCACTGGGTGGATTACAACGTCCACAATGAGACCGTGGACATAGAGGATTTGGATACAGTCAAAGCGCGTCATGAGGCTGTCAAAATCGAAAAAACAGAACTTGAAGTGGCCAGGATGCGCGGAGCCCTCATTGACGTGCAGGACGTAAAGCGGCTTTGGGGTGACATCGCCAATACGGTTATGCAGAACATGATCCATCTTGCAAGCAAAGTCGCCCCCATGGTCCGCATGATGGACAATACGGAAGTCATTGCGAATGTCATTGATACGGAAGTTCGCAAGACACTGGCAGACATAGCCATTACTCCGCTGCCATCCTATGCGGCAGACGATAACGAGAGCGAGGAAAGCGAGGAGGATAACGAGGAGGTGTAAAGGTGAGCGCTCTATCTGAACTCGCCCGGTACACCTTTTCGATGTTCAAACCTCCGGCCCGGCAGACCGTTTCGGAGTGGGCCGACCAAAACCGCGTACTGGTTTCAGAGAGCAGCGCGGAGCCTGGCGCATGGCGTACAGACCGCGCTCCATACCAACGCGAGATCATGGACGCATTTACCCAGCCCGGCATCTGGCAAATCGTCATCATGGCGAGCGCCCAGGTGGGAAAATCCGAAATCGAATTGAACATGATGGGCTGCGCCATCGACAACGATCCTGGCCCCATGTTATACATCCAACCGACGGACAAGGTTGCCGAGGACTATTCAAAGCGTCGTATCGCGCCCATGATAAACGCCTGCCCCACCCTGCGGCGAAAAGTATTCAAGGCCAGGAGCCGGGACGCGATGAACACCATTACCATGAAAACCTTCCCCGGTGGCAGCCTGGCGATCATCGGAGCAAACAGTCCAGCCGATCTGTCCAGTAAGCCGGTACGGTATATCTTCATGGACGAGACCGACAGATTCCCGGCCAGTGCAGGAACGGAGGGCGATCCCCAGGAGTTGGCCGAGAGACGAACCGAGACCTTTCGGCACAATCGGAAGATCGTCAAGACCTCCACGCCGACCATAAAGGGGGCGTCCAAGATCGAGACCGATTACATGAACGGTACGCAGGAGGAATGGCATACCGAGTGCCCCCACTGTCACACCTACAGCTACATCCGATTTGCGGATATCCACTTTGAGAAAGAGGACTTCACCAATCAGAGCGGCGACGAGGATTATACCGTAAAGGTCGTCACCTGGCGCTGCCCCATCTGCAAGCGGGATATCGGTGAATATGAGTGCAAACGCCTGCCAGCAAAATGGGTCAGCAAGAATCCGAAAGCCAAAGAAAACGGCATCCGCAGCTTCAGACTGAACGCCTTTATGTCGCCGTGGAGCGACTGGAAGGACATCATCTGGAAGTTCCTTAAAGCCCATAAGGACGCCACCAAATTGCAGACCTTCTACAACACGATCCTGGGCGAAAGCTGGGAAATCCACACCAACAGCGGCCTTGACGAAGCGCTGTACAAGCGCCGAGAGCACTATCCCGCCGAGGTACCGCCCGGCGTGCTACTGCTCACCATGGGCATGGACACGCAGGACAACCGCCTCGAATACGAGGTCGTAGGATGGGACCGCAACGGCCAAAGCTGGGGCATCAGTCGTGGCGTCATCCCAGGTCGGCCTGACGCGCCTGGCGTATGGCAGGAAGTCGACGCCCTGCTCGACCGCGAATGGAAATCCACGAATGGTATCAAGTTCAGAATATTGGCGACGTTCATCGACTCCGGCGGCCATTACACCACTACGATCTATAAACAATGCGCCAGACGAGCATCAAAGAAGATATGGCCAATCAAAGGTGAACGTGGCGAGGGCAAGGACGAATGCAGACCCATGAAGCGCGGTCAGGGCGATGGCGCAAAATTCATGGTTGGCGTTGACGCAGGAAAGGCAGGCATCATGACTGACGCAGCCATAGAGGAGCCTGGCCCGAACTACATGCACTTCCCCATCGACTACCGCGCCGGATACGACATGGAGTATTTCAAGGGTCTTATATCAGAGCGCCTGGAAATCCATCGTCGCAACGGCCAGGGTGTGGCTGTATGGGAACAATTCTACGAGCGCAACGAACCTCTTGATTGCAGAAACTATGCCCGCGCCGCCTACCGCTATTTCCACTGGCGGTTCGATGAATTGGAGCGATACATCAACGGCGAGGAAGAACCACAGATCATTACCAAGCAGGAAGAAACCAAGCGTAAAACGCGGCGAATCGTGAGCCGAGGAATACAGGTTTGATGAAAGGAGCGTGACGGCATGGCTGCCATTTCGGCTTATACGCTGGAAGAAGCCCAAGAAATGTTGGGGCTTTGGAAAAAAGCAGAACGCGCGTTGGCTGACGGCCAAGTAACCAGTTATCGCGTAGGGTCGCGTGAGTGTACACTTGTGGACATGGAGGACATCCGCGCCGCAATCAACTACTTTGGCAATCTGGTCGAGGCCCTTTCCGGCACCGTGAGGACCAAGCGCGTAACCCGCGTTGTTCCGCGCGACTTATAAAGGGGGCTATACAGATCATGAATACCAAACCCAATCTGCGCGAACGCGCCTTATATCTGTTCAGCCCGAAGCGTGGCAATGACGCCTATAACAAGCGGCTGCAGGAGGAACGCGAACGGGAAGGACAGACGGCAAACCGGCAGCGACAGACCAGTCCCCGTATGAGTTATGGCAGCTATGGCGCGAGCCAGACGAAAAACTCTATGTTGGGCTGGATCATTGAGGCGGGCAATGCCGAAGACAATATCGACCTGTACTCCTCCACTCTTCGCCAGCGCTCCCGCGACTTATACGAGGGTGGTGGTCTCGCTCGCAGCGGCGTGAACACCCTGACAACTTCTGTTGTCGGCTGGGGGATCATGCCAAAGCCGAAGATCGACGGAGATTTTTTGGGCATGACAGATGAAACGCGGGAGGAGGTCGAGAGGAACATCCTGCGGGAATGGAAAATGTGGGCCGAAAACAAGATGTGCGACGCCGAGCGTCGGCAGAATTTCTACGACCTGCAGCAACTCGCCTTCCTGTCCATGCTGATGTCAGGCGATGTATTCGTCCTTTTCGGCATGCGTGAAAACCCCAGGACGCCCTATCAGACTACTATCCGGCTACTGGAAGCCGACCGTATCTGCAACCCCGATTCCAGCGGCGACAGCGAAAGCACGGAGAGCGACAGCGGCGGACGCATCATTGACGGCATTGAGATCGACAAGGAAGGCGTCGTGATCCGATACTACGTCGCCAGCCGAAGTCCGCTTGCCTCCAACGACAGCAGCGAATTAACTTGGACACCTATCGACGCCTTCGGCAGCGATACCGGCTATGAAAACATGCTCCACATCATGACTCATGAACGGCCGGAGCAGCGGCGCGGGGTTCCTTTGGTGGCCGCAGAAATCGAAGCCCTCAAGCAATTCTCACGATACATGAACGCCGAGATCGCGGGCAAGCTGGTCTCGGCCATGCTGACTGTGTTCATCACAAGCAAGGATGACGACGGCAAGGCGGGCATGGAGGACGCCGTCAATGAGGACGAGAAGGTCACGGACGACGAACTGAAACTTGAGCTCGCTCCCGGTGCCATCTATGATCTGCCCCCTGGGAAATCTATTGAGACCGTTGATCCGAAGCGCAGCGATACGCAATTTGAGGTCTTTGTGAACACCTGCATTATGGTGATCGCTTCGAGCATGGGCATTCCGAAAGAGGTACTTGTCAAGAAGTACGAAAGCAACTATACAGCCGCCCGTGCTGCTCTGCTGGACTTCTGGCGTACAGTGAAGGTTTACCGCAGACGGTTCAACAATGGATTCAATCAACCCATATACGAGCAATGGCTTTCAGAAGCCGTGGCCGCCGGACGCATCGAAGCGCCCGGCTTTTTTGATGATCCTGTTGTGCGGCAAGCCTGGTGCGGGTGTGAGTGGATGGGCGCGAGCATGGGCCACGTTGACCCCCTCAAGGAAGTAAACGCCGCTGAACGGCGTATCGCCAACAATATCACCAGCCAGGAGCAGGAGGCCAGCGAGTACAACGGTAACGACTGGAACGCCATTATTCGACAGCGAAGGCGCGAGATCGAAACCATGCAAGACCTTACCAGCAATGCGGCAGCCCAGGAATAGGAACCGTTGCCGGACGATGACGACGAGGAGGAAAAGAACAATGAATAAAGAGCGATACCGCATCCGATTCAGTATGAAGGCCGATGGCGATGAAGCGGAGGTCATGGTATATAGCGAGATCGCCAATGACAAGTGGTGGGGTGACGAGACCACACCGAACGATTTCGACAAGGCGCTGAAAGAGGCCAGGAAGAACGGCGCGAACAAGCTGAATGTGCGCATCAACAGTGGCGGCGGTGAAGTCTATGCCGCTGTGGCCATGCGGAGCATGATTATCAATGCAGGCTTTGACAGTGTGCGCGTGATGATCGAAGGGCTTTGCGCCAGCGCTGCCACCCTGTTTGCAACGGTACCCGACGCTCATGTAGTGATCGCCGAGGGCAGCGAGTTTATGATTCACAATCCCATGACCATCACCTGGGGTAACGCTGATGAAATCATGAAAACCGTGGATCATCTCCACAAGATGGAGGAGCAGTTTCACGGGATGTATGCCGCCAAGACTGGCAAGACCGAGGACGATATCAAAAGCTGGATGGACGCGGAAACCTGGTTCACAGCAAAAGAAGCATGCGATTACGGATTCTGCGACGAATTGCTGGCGAGCGAGCCCGTGGCTGCCAGCGTGACCTCGCGGGAAATGGGCGTTATGCGGGCTATCTACAGAGCAGTTCCAGATGAAATCATCGTGAAAGACCCCGAGCCCGCCCCTACTCTCACTGTCAGTAACGGTACTCCTGTTGCCGGGGCACCGACTGAAATAAACATTCACGAGGAGGAAGATTCACACATGGACATCAAGGACATCAATCTGGATCAGCTTCGTGCGGATAACCCGGCCCTGTTCGATCAGATCACGCAGGGTGCCGTTTCCGCCGAACGCCAGCGCATCGAAGACATCGATGCCCTGACGCTGCCTGGCTACGAAGCCATGGCGCAGGAAGCTAAAGCCAACGGAACTTCCGCGATGGATTTCCAGCGGCAGGTCGTGCAGGCCCAGAAGCAGAAGGGCAAGGACTTTATCGCCAATCGTCAGAAGGAAACCGCCCCCGCAGCGAACGTGCCGGGCAGCGCTCCCGACAACGGTAAGAATGATGAGCAGGAAATCCAGGACAACGCCAAGGAGATCGCCAAGTACGCCAGCGCATACGCGGGCACCGGCTATGGCGACAACGGGATGTATTAATCCCATGAGAACAAAAAGGAGGATATGAGAAATGAGTGATCTGTATGGTGTCATCGGCACCAGCAATTACACGAATCTGCTGGCTGATCCCCAGGGAGCTGACGTTTTCGGCATTCCCTGCGAGCCTGGCAATGGCGATATCACCGTAGGCACCGTCATGTACCGTAAATCTTCCGGTCTGTGGGCGCCGGCCGCCTCTGCGCAGATCGTGAACACTAATCAGCTTGCGGTGCTGAAAGAGGCCGTTGCCACTGGCGACGCCCCCGCTTCCGGCGAGACCGCCGTGGCAGAAGATGCCGCCGCGTATCGCGCTGGCTGCTTCATCGACGGCGCTGTGACGCTGGCCGCCGGTGCTGCGCTGACCGAGGCGCACAAGGTCATTCTGCGCCTGCAGAACATCGTGTTCGACAAGAAGGAGAGCACGAACACCTTCACCAACACCGTAACCGGCTCTTAATCCGGCCAGAGTAAAGCGAAAGGAGATAAAGCAATATGGACATCTATTCTACCCGTGCACAGCTTGCGGCCATCGACCTGATGCCCCGTGAGTATTCCGCCCTGTATGACTTCTTCTGCCGTGACGCTGGCACGGTCGAGGACGACAAAGCAATCTGGGATTATCGCAAAGGCAGCCGTCGTATGGCTCCCACCGTTCATCCCGGCACCGGCGGCGTTCTGATGGACCGCGACGGCTTCCAGACCCGGGAGATCGGTTTCTGTTGCATCGCGCCTGAGCGCATCATCGAAGACCAGAACCTCAAGGGCCGTTCTTTCGGCGAGGCGGTGCTTGGCGCTATGACGCCCCAGGAACGTGAAAAGAAACTGCTGGCAAAGGACCTGACCGACATGCGCAAGGCCATCCAGCGGCGCTATGAGTGGATGGTGCGACAGGTGCTTCTCACCGGCAAGCTGTCCATCTTCGAGTATACCAATGAAGGCCGCGGCTTGGAGGCGAACCTGATCGCCGACTTCGGCTTCACCAACAACTTTGTTCCCACGATCAAGTGGGATCAGTCCGGCGCGAAGATCGACGACGATATGCACAGCATCTTTGATCTGGTCTACGATGGCCTGGGCTACGTTGACCGCATCTGGATGGCTCCTGACGTTGCCGCCTGCATCCGTGACAACAGCGATTACATCCGCCTGTTCGATGGCCGCAATATCGACATGGGCAAGCTGAACACGCAGTATAAGGGCAGCGGCGTGCGCTTCATCGGCTGGAACAGCGATGGCGTGGAGATGTATTCCCTGTCCGGCACCTTCATCGATGATGACGGTCTGCCGAAGCCGGTCATTCCCAGCGGCACGCTGATCGCGGGCAGCGCTGACATCGTGCGCATGGTGTTTGGCCCCGTGACGCAGGTCGAGGAAACCGGCCCCAATGCCCGGCACAAGACCTACATCAAGAAGCAGGTCCCGCTGCGCTACGGCAGCATCGACGGCAACAGCATCAAGAACCGCCTGACCTCCTGCCCCGTGGTCATCCCCGAGAATGTGGACGGCTGGTGCGTAGCGAAAGTGCTGTAAGCCAGAAAGGAGCAAACCCATGTATATTGCCAAGAAGCATATTGGCAACAAGTACATGCCCGGCGAAATCCTCCCTGACACTCTGCCTGCCGATACGGTGGCATGGCTGATTGAGGCGGGCGCGATCCGAGAGGCCGCGCCCGCTCCTTCTGCCCTTGCTGCAGAGCAAGCAGATAAGGAACAGTCCGAGGAGGAGAGCCGCGAAATGACACGGGAGAACTATTACAGGCAGCTTGAGGGGCTGGGTGACGGGCCTGACGGCATGCCCCTGCCCGTGGATAAGCACACCGATGAAGCGCCCGCAGAAGGGCCGCAGGAGGACGAGGAAGACGAGATCGACGAGGATGCCGAGGTCCCTGAAATCGATGTGATGGCGGGAATCGTGAAGGACGCCCCGAAGCCGACTTCCAAGCCCCGCGCAAAAGGCAAGAAAGCACCGAAAGGAGGTAAAGCCAAGTGAAGGTTCTGGAGCTGAAAACCAACACTCTGATCGAGGTCAACGATTCCTACGGCGAGCGTCTGATCGAGCAGGGCATGGCCGTCCTGCCGCCCGTTACTCGACCCGCAACGCCCAAGGCAAAAAAGGGTGATGCCTGATGGCGTTAAAGGATCGTATCGCAGAAGATATTGACCGCATCTTCATGCGAATGGACCATTTTGCGGAAACCCACTACTGGAACGGCTATGAAATAACGTGTGTGCCGGATGATGAAGAATCGCTGAAACGCAAAAACAACAACGTGAATGATATCAGTTGGGATAACAACACCCGTGTCATTCTCATTCATACCCCCCTGGCCACCTTCCCCGGCGGCGAGGAGCCGGAGCCGAATACCCATGTGATGTTCGACAAGCGCCCGATGAAGGTGCTCGATATACAACACAACATGGGCATGTTGGATATTTTGCTGACAGCGCTTGACCCAAGGGAGTTGATGTAATGCGTTTCACCGAACGCCTGACCGGGCTTAAACACTGGGTGACGAAAGAGCTGTGCGAAGGCAGGGAGATGAAAGCCCCTGCCCCGAACATGGACATCGGCGAAATCAAAACCCAGGAACCGCGCTGCTATCTGGCCTGGGCCCCCGCCCGTATCGACCAGACCGGCAAGATGCGGGAAGACCCGATAAACGTAGTCCCTGGCATTCTCATCATGCCCAACCAGGCACACGCAAAGTACATGGAGGAGCAGCGCTTCGACAGGTACAACAACGTTCACAGGCCGTCCATGATGGGCCAGCATCTTTCAGTCAGCATTTTGTTCAGCGTTTACGAACCAGGCGTTCGCCTGCCTGGCTTTGCAGACAGCGTGGGTAAAAAAGGCCAAGGGCTCGACATGTCGCTCATCATGGAGGGCACTGAACAGGGCCTTTTTACGCTCATGAACTGGATGGACGACTGTATGGAAAAGCTGCTCTCCGCTAAAGCAATCCCCAAGACCGACCTTTGGCTGGAGGAATCCACCATGACCTACAGCCTGTACACCGACCAAAGCTATGTCGTAGACAGGCGGCCGATCTATTACGGGTTCGTGAACGCATCCTTCGGCTGCTATGCCGACGAAGGCAAGAATCCCGAACTCGACAATTATCTCATTTAACGAAGGAGGATAACACAACATGGCTGATACCTATAAGCATGGCGCATACGGCCAGATCGAGGCTGTCGGCAGCCGCGTGCCCAACGCCAGCCGCAGCGCCATCGTGTACATCGGCACGGCCCCGGTTCACACCGTTGCGCTGGCGGACGGTGAGACCTATCCCGTAAACAGGCCCGTTGTCGTCAACAATATCTCCGAGGCGCGGCAGCTTTTCGGCTACTCTGACGATTGGGCGAAATACACGCTCTGCGAAGCGATGCACGTCCACCTGGAGAACAAGGGTGTCGCTCCCCTGATCCTGATTAACGTGCTGGACCCCGGTAAGACCGGCCACAAGGGCACCTCCGGGAGCATCAGCAAGACGCCGGAGAACGGACGCATCATCATCCCCAGCGCGGGTGATATCGTTCTGGACAGCGTTGTCGTCAAGACCAGTGGCGATTCTCCCACCACCAAGATCAAGGGCACGGATTACGCGATTGCCTACAACGCCGAGAAAAAGACCATCACGATCACCGAGCTGGCCTCTGGCTCTCTGGGCACCGCCGCACTTGCCATCACCTATGATACCGTCAACGCCGCAGGCGTTACCGCGAATGATGTGATCGGCGCGAGCGACGGGCTGGGCCTGAACACGGGCGTATTCGCCGTTCAGAACGTCTACCAGGTCACGGGTTATATCCCCTCTTTCCTGGCCGCGCCCGGCTTCTCCTGCATCCCCTCTGTCCATGCCGCGCTGTATCAGAACAGCCAGAAGATCAACGGGCATTGGGACGCCTATATGTTCGTCGACCTGCCGTTAACCGATGGAAGCACGGTCCTGACGCTGGATACCGCCGTGACGTATAAGAACGCCAATGGCTACACCAAGCCGAACGAGACCGTGTACTTCCCGATGGCCCATGGCATTGACGGCGCGTATTATCACATTTCCGTGCTGGCTGCCGCCAACTTCCAGGAACTGCTGATCGCCCAGGACGGCGTTCCCTACAAGTCGGCAAGCAACACCGATTGCGCGATCATCGAAAGCCCGTATACCAGCGCGAGCGACGCCGGGCGCATCTATGATGACAACATCATCAACAACAAGCTGAACAAGAACGGAATTGCCAGCGCCGCTTTTGTCGGCGGACGCTGGGCCATCTGGGGCGCTTCCAGCGCTGACTACGACCAGGAGAACGGGGACAGCATCAATGTGGCTGAGACCAACCGCATCATGCTGTTCTATGTCAGCAACGACTTCCAGCATCGTCGGACCCGGGATATCGACAAACCGATGTCCAAGAACGACCTCCAGACCATCGCCTCCGAGGAGCAGGCGCGTCTCGATGCCCTGCGCAAGATCGGCGCCCTGATCTATGGCGACGTCTACCTCGACGCCAGCGCGGTGGCCAGGAGCGACATCATGAACGGGGACTACGCCTTCTCGTTCAACGTCACGACGACCCCGCTCGCCAAGAGCCTGACGGCAATCGTCAACTGGACTGACGCCGGGTTCGAGACCTACTTTGAGAACCTGGGCAACTGATGGAGGTGAACAGAAATGCCGCAGCGAGTATATAACAATGTCGAGGCCCACCGGATTCTGGATACCGTCCGGGGCGTTCAGCGAGTGGTTGAGGACGTGACGAAGGTCGGCCTTCCTACCATCAAGTTTTCCACCACGGAACTGAAGAATATCGCCGGTATGGCTATGGATGTGAATATGCCCACCTCCACCCACGCCGAGGCGATGGAACTGACCATCTATCACAACAACGGCATCAACTGCCGCTACCTGTCTATGCCGGAGAAGCACCTGATCGAAGTGCGCATCGTCCGGCAGCGTTACAACAACGCAACCGGCGAAATCGAGCACGAAAGCGTGAAGTACCGCGTTACGTGCACGCACACCGAAGGGCAGAAAGGCGACATCGAAACCGGCTCCCCGTATGGCAGCACGGAGAAATACTCTATCCTGCGCTACGAGGAGGAGGTCGACGGCGAGGTCACGACGATCATCGACGCGATGGCCGGAGTCATCAGGTATAACGGCGTGGATTATACCGACGACATCGATAGCATGCTGAACTAACCCACCTGGGAAATGCGCGAACCTGCTCCAAATGCGCGAACGTTCGCGCATTTGGCCGTGAACGTGCATTTCCCACACTTCTGAAAGCGAGAGCATGATACCATGAACGAAAAAGAAATCATCAATCAGGCAGAAGCCGCAGATAAGCCGGAGAACACCGGCACAGAAACCGAAGACAACGAAGAAAAGGCCATCGACATTGTAAAGAAGCACCTTGAAGAAATCCGGGAAAAGAGCAGGGAATCGCTGGAGGCCATGCGCGAGGGCAAGGGCAGATTGAAGCTGGAGACGCCCATCAAATCCGGCGATCATACGCTCGAAGAACTGGCCTATGACTTCACGACCCTTACCGGCCTTGACTACACCATGGCCATGGACAGCGACGTGAACGCCAGGGACGCCTACAAGATCACGTACAGGCAGGGACTTGCCCTTTTTGCCGCCGCTGCGGCAAAACACACGGATCACGTGGATACGCGCAGTATCATCGAGAACATCGGTATGACAGACGCCGTGGAATGCGTGCAGCTTGCAACATCTTTTTTCGTTGCTTCGACGCGGGCGGGCCGTTTGCGTATCTCGAAATGGTCATCCAAGTAGGCATGGTTACGCACACGTCGATCAAAGACTTTTTGGAATTGCCTATCAGACACTTTTTGCGCATTGCGCAATCACTCGGACGAGTGCTGGAAAAGCGGAACGGCGGATAACCGCCGCTCCGCATTGCAAGGAGGCGGCAGCGTGGAGATCACCTATGAAGGTTACGATATAACCGATTGGGCACAAGTGCGCAAATGCGTGAGCCGTGATACAGCCGGGAATCGCTGCGACAGCCTTGATATAACATTCGAGAACGCCGCCGGTTGGTACAATTTGGGGCCAAAGGAGGACGATCAGATCATCGTTTCTCACAACGGCTATGATACCGGCGTCATGTTTGCCAATACAATTCTGCCCGAGGATGGCAGATTCCGTATACTGGCTTCATCCTTGCCGTGCGCTGCACGTGTAAAAGCGTATCAAAGTTTCATCGACAAGAGCATTGAAGAGATCATGAGGACCTGCGCCATGAGCAGCAGCATGGGTTTTCAGATCTTCGGCATTGACAAGAATACCATCATCCCCTACATCCAGCGAGAAAACGAAAGCTGCGCCGCCTTTCTTTACCGCCTGCTGCAGATGGAAGGGGCCATGCTTAAATGCGTCAATGGCATATATACTGCCATCGGCATAGAATACGCCCAGGCACTGGACCCTCATCAGACTATCGAAGTGATGGCAGATCAACCCGGCGTTGAATACAGGCGCAACGGACAGGCCCACAGGATGCTCACCGTGAAAACACCTTACGGGAGCGCTGCCGCCGAGGATTTGAGCGTGCCCATCAACCACAACGACATTATTCGCAGCAACCTTCCGGCCAGGAACGATATTCAGGCTGGACGCTGGGCCAGAAATATACTTCTCGACGAAAACAGGAAGTGCGAGAAGCTGATCGTTCAATCCACCTTCAACCCGGGGTTTACCGCCATGACGCGAATCGACATCGAAGGCAATACGGACGCATCGGGCGAATGGCTCATTCAGGATGCAGAGCATGATTTTATAGAACTGAAATCCACGATGACGGCGCACAGATGCGTCGCGTCGATCCAATAAGGGGGCATACCATGGAAAACTATCTTGGCTGCATCGAGCGCGGCGAGATAATAGAGGCCAGCGAAGCGGGTTATGTGGTGAAATCTCTTGACCGCGCCGGGATAGTATCACCCTCGATATCCCCCATCGACACCAACACCTATATACCTGGCGACATGGTACTGTTCGTGCTGTTCAGGGACGGCACCGGCAAGATCATATCGTATGCATGAGGCAACACCCATGATGAAGCAGATCATACAGGGCATTCAGTTTATCGTGCCGCGATTCTATTTTACAGGAAGCGGCACGCTTGTTTTTTGGCTTGGCCGAGAGTTTTTCTTTCGTTGAGATAAAGAGGTGGTGAAACCATGGCACAGACCCTTGAAACCATAATCGCCATAAACGCGACAATAGGCAACGGATTCAGCGAGATAGGCGCTACCTTGACCGCTCTTGGCTCACAAATCGACGGCATCAGCGAAAAGCTGATCGGCTTCGGCAAAGACAGTCTCAAAACCTACGAGGACTATGAGAAGAACATGGCCGAGGCGCGCGTCGCTTTGGCTACTGTCTACGGAAAGGACACCAAGGAACTTGACCAGGTCATGAAAAGCCTGGACGAATCCGCGAGGGAATGGGCAAGCACGACCATATTCCATACGGATGATGTAGGAAACGCCATCACCGAGGCTGCCCGCGCTGGTTGGGATTACAACATGATTATGTCTGGAATCCCGGTTGCAATGCAACTTGCGCAGGCGGGCAGCATCGACCTTTCCGACGCCATCTATTACATCACCGAAGCCGCAAAAGCTGGAGGCATCGCCTTTGAAGACCTGGGCAGCTTCGTGGATATGTGGGCATACACCGCGAACAGCAGTAACGGCAGCATTGAAACCTTCGGCGATACCATGCTCCGCCTGGGAAGTGTCATGCAGTTTGCGGGCAGCCGCGAAGAATTGCTGTCCCTGATCGCCATTATGCACGACACAGGTACCGAAGGCAGCACGGCGGCAACACTGTTGCGCACGGCCATGATGAACATACTGGCTCCCAGCGGTACGGCTGGCGCGGTTTTGGAACAGCTAGGCGCTACGGAGGAGGAAATCGAGAGCATCCGACAGGACGCCAGCAAGCTGGAAGCCCTTGAAATCCTAGGTGAACACGGCTTTTCCGCATTTGATGACAAGGGGCAGGCGAAGCCAATCCTGGAAACTTTCAGGGACCTTCGCGACGCCCTGGCAGACATAGCGGGGGGCTATGATCTGATCGACAAGAACGAAACCACCCTTGGCGTTCTTGGCACAATCTTTGGAAAGCGCGGCATTACCGGCGCGTTGAACATCATGAACATGCTGGAGCATGCCGAGGACTTGCAACAGCAGCTTCTCAACGGCGACGCAGCAGGTTACGGCGAATACGCTGCCGGTACGATGATGGACACGCTTTACGGGTCTATCGAGACCTGGGAGAGCAAGGTGGAAAACCTGGAACTGCGAACTGGCGAAGCGTTGGCAGCCCAGGTACAACCAGTCCTTGAAACTGTAGGCGGCATCGCGGACAGCATCGCAAATCTTGACACGGGTACCTTTAATGCACTGGTGTCAGGGCTTGAAATCATAGCCGCCGCTGGTCCCGGCCTGATAGCAGCGGGCGGCGCGTTCCGCCTGATCGGCTACGCACTGACACCCGCAGGAGGAACCGGTTTAGGACTTACCGCGCTGGTCGCAGCCGCCGCCGCGATCAACGAATTGGAGGAGGCGGACTTCGCCGCGCAATTCGGCGATCTTGAATTGGATTCTTCCCAAATCCAGAACTATGTCCAGAAACTCGGAGACGACTTTAAATCCGCCTATGCCAATGTAGACGAATTTTCCCGCGCCTTGAATGAAGCCGTAGAGCAGTATCAGACTACCAGTTCTTCATTCAAGGAAAATCTCATCAGCGACATGTTGACCGGCGTCGAAATCAAGGAGGGATCGGAAGAATATAACAAGCTGGTCAACATGGGCAGCCAGATGCAGACCGCCATAGAGCAGGGCATCAGAAACGGTTATGGTGCCACGATGGAAAGCGTTACTCAAACCTTTGGAGACAGCGCCGATGAAATCGACAACGGCGTCTGGGGGCAGATCATAAGCGTGCTCGAACAGGGAATGGAGCAGGAATTGGGAGAAGCCCGGAGTCTTGGCCAGCGCCTGCGCGACGCAATGATGGAGGCATTCAAGGATGGGCGCCTGAATGGTGATGAAATTGCCAATATCCAATCGATCATCGACGAACAAAACGAACTTCTTGCCAGACAGCAGGACCGTGAACACTACTTGGAGCGCCAGCGCATCCTCCGAAACGCGCAGACGCTTGGTCTTGACGCCATTCGGGAAGCCTCCGATCAAGTGGAAAAAGAGCGTGACGCCGAATGGGAAACGCTGATGGATCGTCAGACCGCAGATTACTATGATGTTGCCACATGGTACGATCAGGCGATCAAGAACGGCCTTGAGATTCCTGAAATTGAAAAAGGAGCAAATGGGCAATACTACGCAACCGGCAACTACAAAGTTGCAACCGAGGCTGATAAAGAAATAGGACTTGCTGAACTGGCACAGCGGCAGGAAGCGGAACGCTATCGCTGGAGCACCAATTTCAATGACTTCATCATGGGGCTATGGACGGAGGGTATAACGTCCAGCAATTTAAGCGGGACCTGGACCGCGCTGGAAAACCTCGCGCAGAGCGTTCAGGATAATGGCGGCGTCATTACGCTGGCTGAATCAAACGCCTATGACGAAGCGTCAAACCCAGAGGCCACGGCTCAAACTGTGCGATATCTGGAAGACATGATCGGCTCCTTAGGTGGTTACAACAGATTACAAGAATATGCCGACTACTATGCTGAACAAGGAGATATGGACACAGCGCAGCAATACCGACTGCTTATGACGATGTCTGATATCTTCTCGACCAGCGGCATGGCATACCCGCAAATCGGCCCTGTGTACAGTCAGGACCAAGAAATGCGAACGCAGGGCGAGATAGAGAGAGCGCGAAACGACATCCAGAATATGCGTGCCGATCTCGCGTCCCTGCAAGGCTCGGGACATTTGGGCCTTCCTGCGGGCTATTCCGATTCCAGTGCGCAGGAGATCGAAGCGGATATCGTCGTGCGTCAGAATGAACTCGCCAATCTCTACGCACGGAACGGCATTGAGATCCCCGTTACGCCCTATGTGGAGGGTACAGACGCCGTGGAATCCTTACGGGATCAGGGCGTGCAGGTCCAGGTAGAGGGCGACACCCAGCAGCTACAGGCCACCATTGACGGTGCGGACGGCCAAACCTTGATGACGTATGTAAATGGCGATGCCTCTAACCTGTCCATGAGCATTCAGGACCAGAACGGACTTACGCTTCGTGAGAACGTCACCGGCGACGCTTCGAGTCTTTCCAGTATCATATCCTCCTACGACGGAAGAACCATTACCGTGAACATCCGAGGAAACAACATGATCGGCAGTATCGGGGGACTGAAAGCACATGCCACTGGCGGACGCGCCACCGAGGCTTCCGTATTCGCCGAGGCCGGACCTGAATGGGCCATACCTGAGGAGCACAGCGAACGTACCGCCGAACTATTGGCCGCTGCCAGCGCAGCCAGCGGATTCACCTGGCCGGATATCATCAGCCGATTTGGCGGGTTTAATGCCAACCCAGGCCATGTTCCCACGACACTGGTCTACAGCCCCACCATCTACGCGCAGGACGCCGATGGCGTTGAGGAGAAGCTGATCGAGGACAAGGCAAGGCTGGACAAGTGGTATGCCGAAAAGCAGATGTTGGACCAAATGGAGGTGTACTCATGACGCTATCAGGACAGACCTACAGGTGCAGCGCAGGAGAGACCTTCGATGGCGTGGCACTTGATGTGTACGGCGACGAATCGTATGCCTGCGAACTGCTCAACGCAAATCCGGCGCTTTGCAGGCTGCCGGTATTCATGGGCGGCGAAATCCTTCAACTGCCAGTGGTTGAGGTGGCGGAAGAAGATGACGACGACGCAGACGAATACATGCCCGCTACGCCGCCGTGGAAGGAGTGACGCACATGACAAATATCGGGATGTGGAACGGACACGAATTTCTCGTGTCCCCTACCCTGATCCGCAGCTTCACCGGTCTGCAGATCACAGGTTCCAGTGAAACGGAGGATAAGACCGCCAGCAAGCAAAAGTATGTGAAGCGCAAAAATGGAAAGCCGACCGAGATCAAGATGACCATTCACCTGAACACGGCCATCGGCACTGATCCGAAGGAGGAAGCCCTGGCCCTCGTAGAGGAGGCGAGGACCGGGAAGGTGGACTATTTCTACATTGGAGACCAAAAGCTGCTCACCTGCAAGATGATGCTCGTGGACGCCCAGGTCACGGAAACCATGATCTCCAGCACGGGGAAATGGATCAATGCAGAGGTGAAACTGACTTTCAAGCAGGCATCCAAGAACAGCACCGAAAAAGCCACGACCACAAAAAAGAGTAGCAGCGGCAGTAGCGGCGGCAGCAGCAAAACGTCCGTAAAAAAGACCAGTACAAAAACCACGAAGTCGACCAGCACTAAAACTTTGGTAACCGGCGTTGCGAAACAGGTCGCGGATAAAGCTAAATCGAGCAATACTAGCACTGCAAAAGCGACATTAGCTAAAACAACCGTTAAGGCAGCAAAAGCCATCAAGAAAATAACCAGCGCAGCAAACAAGTCGACGACCAAGAAGAAAACCACAAAAGCGACTGGATCAACGACCCGGTACAGCAAGACCAAGTAAGCAGGTGAATACATGGCTGTTTATCAGATCGATAATGTTCCCTCCCCTATCGACTTTCAAGAGGAAGATATCATCAAGCGCACGCTGCAAAACGCGAAAAACCTGTTGATGTGTCAGATGGGCGAAGTGCCATATGGCAGGTACAGGGGCTTTGATTCCTCGCTTTATCATCTTCCAATCACCGATCTGCGCACAGCATTGCTGCCGGAGTTGGATCGTCTGATGATGTGGGAACCTGACGTGGAAGTTGTTGACGCGGAAGCATCCTTGTTCGAGGACGGCACCGTGTACATCAAGGTATACGTCGATGTAACCATCGACGAGTGACAAGGAGGCGAAAACGTGGACGATACTGAACTTCACTATGTTACATATGACCCAGACTCTATTTGGGAGCAGATGATGGTCGCCTATGTTGAAGCCGGCGGCGATATCCTATACCCCGGCGACGAGAAGGAAATGCTTCTGCGAAGCGTGTTATCCGATATCGTACAGGTTTTTGCCGGTATCGACAATGGCTTGCGGATGCAGACGCTCAGATACGCCGTGGGCGACTACCTGGACATCATCGGCGAACAGCGCGGATGTGAGCGCATCGAAGCCACGGCGGCCACGGCCACCATAACTATCACCACGAACGAAACCGGCAGCCAGATCACAATTCCGGCAGGCGCATCGATGACCGCAGACGGTGAGTTATACTACCTCCTGGTGGATGACCTTGTGCTGACTGGATATGCGCAGGAGATCATAGCCGAGATCATCGCCGACAGAACCGGAAGCATCGGCAACGGGCTTTACAGAGGAACCCAGATGCAGATGCAATCCACCTACGCGGCCATCAACAGCATCACTGTCGCCAGCGACGCTACGGGCGGCCAGGAGCGCGAGAGCGACGATACCTACCGCGAGCGCATCCGTCAGTATAGCCTTGCCAGTGTATCCAGTGGCCCTGCCCGTCAGTATGAAGCGGCGGCGAAGGCCGTGAGCAGCGAGATCATCGATGCAAAGGCCGTCAACCTTGGCGCCGGGAGCGTGGGCGTTTACCTCATACTTTCGAGCGACACGGGTGCCGCCGCACTGATCCAGTCCGTGCTTGATGCACTGAACGCTGAGCATACCCGCCCGCTGACCGACAATGTTTCTGTATACAAAGCCACGGATGTACCATACACCCTGAATGTGCAATGCACCACCGATGGCAGCAGCCAGACCAATAGCGCAATCGCAAAAGCCGTCAGCGAATACCAGGAATGGCAGGACAACACCATTGGCCTTGCGTTCAATCCTGATCGGCTCATGGCGGCATTATACCAGGCTGGCGCGAGCAGGGTCGTATGGGCAGAAGGAAGCGCGTTCAACGGAACCGGAGATATCGAATACACGACCATCGAGGATAGCGAGCGATGCAAAGGGACCATAACCCTTACGACCATTGGAGGGTGACGCGCAGTGTTCAACGTCGATATTGAAAAACTGGTCCCAAAGTTCATCCTGAACGATAAAAACGGCTATGCTGTTGCCAAGGCCATCGAAGCGGCCCTGCAGGCGCTTAACGACGCTGCCCTGCAGGGCTACAACTGCATCACGGATTACGACACCATGCCCGAATGGCGTTTGGACGAATTGGCCTGGGAACTGAACTGTCTGTACGATTACTCGGCGGACATCAGCGCCAAACGCCAATGGATCAAGAACGCGGTCCCTTACTACTCCGCCCACGGCACACCGCAGGCGATCTACAACTACCTTGAAGGCGTTTTTGAGCGGGTGCTCGTCGAAGAGTTTTGGGAATACGGCGGCGATCCATACCATTTCCGCGTGACTGTGGAAGGTGCCTGGAGTGCCGAGGCGGACGAATGGGCACGGAAGGCCATCGCAACAGCGAAGAACGTCCGAAGTGTGCTGGACACCTTGACGTTCGACGCACACGCGGTCTACGCGGATATCGGCCCGGGTACAGCGGTCACAGGCATTGAGATCATCATGGAATATGACGCGATTTAAGGAGGACACAGTCATATGAGTAACTGGGTAGGCGTTGTAACCAACGCGGGCAAGGCTCTGCTTGAACAGTGGGCGGCCAGTGCAGCGACGCTGAACATCGAAAACGCAACGGTTGGCACCGGCACGATTTCGGAGGCCAATCTTCGCGTTGCGACATCTGTATCACAGGAGGTCACCAGCGTGGCTGTCGTAAGCCAAAGTCGCACGGACAGCGGCGCGAGATTCCGCGTCCAGGTCACGCCGCTGGACGACGAATACAATATGCGCCAGATCGGCATTTGGGGCCGCGTGGGCACGGGTTTGCGCACGCTGCTTGCTCTGTATCAAAATGAGGACGGCATTATCATCCCAGCCAAGTCAGTATCCCCCAACTTTGTCTTCTCTCTGTACTGCGGCATTGCAATGACGCATGATGGTGATGTCCGGCTCATCACGGACGAGGGGGCCTATGTCACACTTGATACGTTCAATAACGTTCTCGGTTCGTTGAATAATTTGTCGCTTTCCGCCGGTCCAAACTCCATAGTTCAGATCCGCAAAGGCAGCTACGACGCTCCGATCATGGGAATGGTGATCTACGGCAAAAGCATGCAGGACGGTGCGCCTACTCCTGACGCGCCTGCGGACATCGTGACCGCTGGCAGCAGCGGGACCTTGCCGATGGTGAGCACAGGAAAGAACCTGATACCGTTTACCTATGGTACTCCGCAGGTCATAAAAAGCGTTCACTTCACTCCGAATCCTGATGGCACGGTGAATGTTTCAGGTATAAATCCTTCAACTTATACTGCTTCGGAATTCAACCTGTTTAGTTCTAGCACTAGTGGTTTTCTGCCAAACGGCACGTATACTGTTTCTGGGCTCCCTACTGAAGGTACAGGATTGGGTGTTTGTGGTATGACTGTAGAGACGGGCCCTAAAAATGGTAGCACTGTATATTATACGCATTTACAAGCCAGCGGACATACATTTGTTTGTACGGATAGTAGGACGATTAAATCTATCTATATAGCCATCAGTCCTAACACTAGAGTGAACGCTGTATACGCGCCCATGCTGAATGTCGGTACCAGCGTGGAGGAATACTCGGCCCCCGTGGGCATCACCTCCGACATCCCCACGCCGAACGGTCTGCCAGGCATCCCGGTGGACAGCGGCGGGAACTACACCGACACGGACGGGCAGGAATGGCTTTGCGACACCATCGACCTGGAGGCGGGGGTGTGGGTGAAGCGGTGCGGAATTGTAAGCTACGACGGGCAAAGCGCGTCCGGGTGGGAACGTGTCAACGCTGCGAACAGTAAGTATCGTTTCAGGAATACGACTTTGACTTCGGTAATTCTGAATGCCGCCACCAATGATGCTGTTGTGCCGCTACTTTGTACTCATTATACGAGGACTAGCGCGAATGCAACATGGACAAACAACAATGTCAATGGTATCGCCGTGGACAACGGTGGCGGCATGTTCATCGCTGATGCAGCCCTGTGTGATTCCGGGACGCTGGAACAATTCCTTGCACGATTCCAGACATCACCCATGATTGTCGTTTATCCCCTCGCCGCGCCGGTGGTGACCCAGCTGACGGAGGCGCAACTGACCGCGCTTCGCGCCCTGCGTACCTTCGATGGTTTCACGGCGATCTATACCACTGATGATGCTGCCCCGGATATCAAGGTCGATTACGCCACCTTGACCAAGGTGTACATCGATAGAGCTATCGAAAAGATAAACACAAGTCTGGCCGCTATCGTCAGCGCCCACAATGATCTCGTGGATGGTGAGAGCACCCGATTGGTTTATGAGGACGGGCAGGTCTGCATTGTTGAATAACAGATGGAGGACGATAGCGCATGATTACGATTAAGTGCACGCCCAACGGAACACTGGTGCTGGGCTTCGCGGGTGAGAACGTCCATCGGAGGGTCGAATTTGACGTTGCATCCTGGCTGCTTTTGTACCCGGATGCGGCGTTTACCGTGCTCCACAAAGCGCCTGGCACGGACGCGGCATATCCTGCCATGGATGTGGAACTTGAGGGAAATAAGCTCTACTGGAACCTGACCAGTGGCGATCTTTCCGCATCCGGCAGCGGTGAGGTGCAGTATGTGGTCCGCAGCGGCGAGGAGATCGTGGGCAAATCCGTTGCCTGGAAAACCTATACCCAGCGGGCCCTCGATGGAAGCGCTACGCCGCCGGACTCCTGGACTGGCTGGCAGGAGAAGTTTCTGGGACTCCGGGACGAGGCCGTGGAGGCAGCAAGCGCGGCCCAGGATGCCCAGGAAGCCGCCGAGACGGCTCGGGAAAGGGCCGAGACGGCCCAGCATGGGGCAGAAGCAGCCAAGAGCGGGATCGAGGAAGCCCAAGCCGCCGCCGGGGCATTCGCCCAGGCGGCAGCGACCGCCCGGCAGGGCGCGGAAACAGCGCAAGGCGCGGCTGAGACGGCCAGATCAGACGCAGTGACCGCCAAAGGCAAAGCCGAGGATGCCCAGCATGCCTCCGAGACCGCCAGAGGCAAGGCCGAGGACGCCCAGCAGGCCGCAGAGACCGCCCAGGGCAAGGCCGAGGATGCACAGCAGGCGGTGGAAAATGCTCAAACCGGGGCTGAAAATGCCCGGCGGGCAGCGGAAAATGCCCAGCGGGCAGCGGAAAATGCCCAGCAAGCGGCCGAAACTGCCCAGGGCAAGGCCGAGGATGCGCAGAGTGCTTCCGAGACGGCCCAGGGCAAGGCCGAGGACGCCCGGGAGGCCGCAGAGGGAGCCCGGGACACCTCGCGGGAATACCGCGACGAAGTGGTGGAGACCGCCGAGGGCATCGCCCAGCAGACCACCGCCGAGGACATCGCGGCGATGGTGCGGGCCATATCCGGCAATCTGGAGGAGCTGGTGGAGATCAATCGCTCCATCCGCTACTATGACGCGCTTCCGGAGGAAGGCACCGAGGGCTACACCTACATTACACCGGACGGCGTTTACCACTACGCGAAAGGCGAGTACATCCAGGTATCCGGCAGCGGCGACCTGAACGGATTCAGCTTGTCGCTGGACGCTGGCGGGCGGGTGTTGTTGTCCTACGTCAACCCGGAGGACGAGACGGACACCGCCGAGGCCGTCATGCCCACCGACACCACCGGCCAGGAAATCCTTTCCATCCTGCGGGACATCACCGCGTCCATGCGCATATGGGCGTCCAGACCATCTACCACGGAGGGATGACATCATGGCATTACTGGATATTTTCAAGGAGACGACACAGAAACAAATTTTAGCGGAATTGAAAGCACAGTCGGCGCTTGTGTCCATACTGGCCCACGGATATGACATTGAATCTCCCGCTGCGCTGCGGGAACTGGTTGCCTCCGGGCAGATCAACCGCTGGCTGAACATCGGGGACGTGATATTCATTCCCTGGACGGACAACGGCGGCAACACGCCGGTTGAATACCAATACCCGTTCGTGGTCGTGTACATCGGGGACGCCTACGACGAAAACGATGTCAAGCATGAAAATGCCCTTTGGCTGATGGCGATGTACGGCACGCCGAGGGACATCATTTTCGACGCGGCGGAGAGCACGCCCGTCGATCTCACTGAGGAACCGAATGCCCTGGAAGGCTGGTATTACTGGGGTGTGGACGGCTCTACCTATACCGAGCTGCATCTCAGCACCGGCGACCCGATCCCCACGACCTACGCTTCCGTTGCCAAGTGCGGCATCAACAATGTTTCCGTGCTTCGCTATGGCTATAATCGCTGGCGCGACAGTGCCTACAGGCAATGGCTCAATAGCGACGCCGAGAAAAATGAGGGTTGGTGGACGGAGCAGCATATGGGAGATCGTCCGCCTTCTGACGCGCAGAACAATCTCCCCGGCTGGCTCAACGGCTTCACGGAGGAATGGCGGGCGATTTTCAAGCCCGTCAAGGTGGACACGGCCTGCAACACGGTCACGGACGGCGGCGTGACCGACACGACCTATGACACCTTCTTCCTGCCGTCCGTTGAGCAGATGTACGGCGCACCCCAGGCCGCAGGCGTAGAGGGCGAATACTGGCCCTACTGGAAAGAAGAGACTGGGTTGGACGCCCCGTCCAACGGTTCCAGCTCCAATACCAACGACGCGCGGAAAATCCCGTCCATCGCAAACCCGACCGGTAGTGCGGTCTACTGTCGTTTGCGCTCCGCGTATCGCGGCAACTCGCACTACGTTTGTCTTGTGTTCACGGCGGGCTATCTCAACAACAACAACGCGACCACCTCGTACCGCGCCCTCCCGGCTTGTGTAATCTACTGATCCGATAATTCGGGGCGCGTAAGCGCCCTCTGAAAGGAGCGATGCTTATTGAGTGTCCCGGAACCCCTGAGACACAAGGGGAGACTGGAAGTCCACGTCAGGGGTCAATACCTTGCAAGTTATACCATCAAGATCATGGCGAACAAGAAGGTATTCCCTGCCGATGTGGACGACGAACTGATCCACCGAATCAAAGTCTGCGCCATCGACATCTATACAAAGACGTGGACGGCAAACAAGATCAATGCCGAAGCCAATGCCGTCAACCGCGAAATGCGGTACAGATTGCAGCGGGAGGCATGGATACTGTGCAGCGAAATGCTGGCCTGCATTGGGATCGCCAAACAGGTATTTCACCTGCGCAACAAGCGCATGAAATACTGGGGCGGTCTCATTATTCATGTACAGGCTTTGATTCAATCGTGGATAGAATCAGATGCCAAGCGTTACGGGCAACCGTGACGATAGCATATGGGTGTAGGCTGAATGTAGTGCGGTCAACTGTCGTTTGCGCTCCGCGAATCGCGGCAACTCGAACAACGTTTGGAATGTGAACACGGCGGGCTATCTCAACAACAACAACGCGAACAACTCGTACCGCGCCCTCCCGGATTGTGCCGCCTATTTCCCGCAAAACGGCCTACGCATAGCGATGGTTCGCGGGGATGTATGACACAAGGAGCCGAACCCATGCCGTGTTAACGGCGAACAATACCGAACTGATGCGGTCGGGTTTCGACCCGGTATCGCTATTCACAGCAAGGATTACCAATGGACATTGAACAGATCATTGGATTTGAAGCCCTTTGGGAAAGCATGATGAAGTGCAAGCGCGGCGTGCTGTGGAAGGACAGCGTCGCCGGTTTCTGCCTTGATTCCATCAGGCAGGTTTCGACGCTGTGCGACCAGCTTCACGACGGGTCATACCGGGAACGCCCGCACAAGTATTTCACCGTCAACTATCCCAAGGAACGAAACATCATGAGCATATCCTTCCGGGATCGGGTATATCAGCGCAGCCTCAACGATGTCGGCATCTATCCCGCCATGTGCCGGGGCTTCATCTATGATAATGCCGCCTGTCAGAAAGGCAAAGGCGCCGACTTCGCCCGGAACCGCCTGAAATGCCATTTGCAGAAGTATTACCGGAAGCACGGCGCGAAGGGCTATGTGCTCAAGATGGATGTGCGCGGGTATTATCCGAACATGCGGCACGATGTCGCCAAGGCCATCTTCGCGCGGTGTCTCGATCCGGAGGTTTACGCCCGCGCCGCCGTGATCCTGGACGGCTTCCCCGGCGACGTCGGCTTCAATCCGGGCAGCCAGATCATTCAGATCGCGGGTGTATCCGTGCTTAACGACATCGACCACTATGTAAAAGAGCGCCTGCGCATGAAGCACTATATCCGGTATATGGACGATATGTTGGTTATCGACAGCGACAGATCGGCGCTGGAACAGGTTCGGGATGCAATCGCGGGAAAGCTGGCGGACATCGGCTTTGAACTTCATCCTGCCAAGACCCGCATCATTCCCCTGGAGCGCGGCGTCATGTTCCTGGGCTTCATCTACCGCCTGACAGATACCGGCAAGGTGATCCTGACCATCGACCCCGTAAGGGTTCGGGCGGAACGCAAGAAGCTGTACCGCCTGGTCAAGCAGGCAAAGGCGGGACGCCTGTCACGAAAGAAGGTGGACGAGAGCTATTCATGCTGGCGCAGCCATGCAGCCAAAGGGAATAGCTGGAAGATGCTGAATCGGATGGATTCATACTATAACAGCCTTTGGAGGGATGGTTGATGATAACGATTATGCGCAAGGACATCGCGCGATTGAAGCGAGAGAATGACCGGCTGAAACGGGAGATCAAAGAGCTGGCCGCGACGGATGCCAGGCCCTTTGAGGCCGCAAAGCCCTACCAGGCCGGGGAGATCATCACGGACGGCGCGAGGGTATACATCGCGGACCAGTACATAGCCGCCGGTGAGACCGTCACGCCCGGCGTAAACTGCATCATGAGCAGCATCGCCGACATACTCAACAAGAAAACGGATTGAATCACAAGGAGGGTAACACTATGACTTACGCGATCATCGAGTGCGTCAATGGTCATTTTTTCGTCCGAGCCGAGGGCATCACGTCCATCGAAAGTGCGAAGGTCCAGTATCACGGCAGGTGTCAGGCGCTTTGGAACGCGCCCGATGTGACGAGTGCTTACGTCATGATCGTCAATACCCAGCTTGACGTGGTGGAGGGGTGCAAGGAGTATATCCATCACTCCGCTGAGTAAAACCGTGGACACTGCCAACAGGCCGCCCAAAACCGGGCGGCGTTTTTATTGCATCGTCCCGCGCGGGGATGGGCTGGTGGATGCTGTG